TATTCTCATCAATGACGGCGAAAAAGTAAAAGTCGGCAGAGGCGTAAACTCTCTTGTAACGCTTAGCGGTGATAAGACGGAAGATATGAAGAAGATTAAGATTATCGACAGTATCGACCTTATAAGAGATGATATAAAAACATCGTTTGAAGAAAATTATATCAACGTTGTAAACAGTCACGAGAATAAAATGCTTTTCATCGGTGCGATTAATCAGTATTTTAAGTCGTTGCAATCACAGGGCGTATTATATGACGGTGCAGATTGCAGAGCCTATATTGACGTTGAATCACAACGTGAATGGCTTGCACAGAAATATGATGTGTCGGGTATGACAGATAGTGAGATTGAAGTCGCAAATACGGGAAGTATCATATTTGCGGGTGCGGATATTACAATACAGGATTGTATTGAGGACTTGAGTTTTAAAATAGGATTGGAGTGATAAATAATGGCTGAAAGTATTAAACCGAGAGGAAATCAAATTTGTTCCGGTACATTCGGCAAACTTTGGATTGACGGAATGCTTGCCTTTGAAGTGTATAAGTTCGAGGCTAAGGAAAAGACAAACCGTGAAAGCGTAAGCTTTGCCGGAGATACAACCAACGATTCAAAATTAATGGGTGTTGATTATGAATTTTCATATACGGTGCGAAAAGTATATTCAAGAGGTAAGGCAATAGCCGACGGTCATAAAAAGGGACAGGACACAAGACATACTTTGGTGGCAAGACTTGAAGACCCCGATAACGGTGGTTATGAAACAATTCAACTTGATAATTGTTGGTATAATGATGTGTCACTTATGAATTTTGAAACCGGTAAGATAGTTGAAGAAGAATTCAGCGGCGGTTTTACCGACTATGACCTTACATCTACAATGAATGCGTAATAACGGAGGTAAAAGATTATGGATAAGAATACAAAAATTACTCTTGCGGAACTTATTAAGCGTAAGGAGCAAGTGCTTGAGGCAAAGAAAAGTCCGAAGAAAGCAAGAATATATGTAAAAAGCCTTGGTGGCGAGATTGTTATAAAAGCACCGACAAAGTCGCTTGCAACAGAATCGGCGGAAATGGAAAAGGACGGTGACGCTCACCTTGTTTATGAATGTGTTGCCGAACCGGATTTACATTCAAAGGAACTTCAAGACGCATACGGCTGTACATATCCCGAAGAAATTGTTGAAAAACTCTTCGATGCGGGCGAAATCACACCTATCGCGATGGAGTGTATGAAACTTGCGGGATATGTTGACAGTGTAAAGCTTGTTGAAGAAGTAAAAAACTGATAGAGGCAGATGATGAACTCTATATGATACATCATTATCTGCAAAGAGGAATATTGCCCGAAAAGGTGCTTGCAAGACCGGAAATTGAAAAAATATTTTTCCTTGCAAGTGCCAAAAAGGCAAATGATGACGAGTACGCAAAGTGGAAAGCATTGGGAGGTGAATAGTTTTGGATAAGTCGATAGCCATAAATATGAATCTTAATGCAAGTAGTTTTGCAAAAGGTATCAAGACCGCAACAAGCAGTGTTGAAAATATGACCGAATCTATGAAAGACGCAACAAGCAGTGCCTCCAAAATGACTTCCGTAATGCAAGGGATAGGCAGTGGCGTCGCAAAAGTCGGAAAGGGTTTGGCTATTGCGGGTACAGCCGCCGCAACTGCTGTTACTGCATTGGTTTCAAAGTCTGTCGGTGCATTTGCTGATTATGAACAACTTACGGGCGGTGTAGAAACGTTGTTCGGAGCAGGCGGAAGAAGTGTTGAGGAATATGCACAGAGTGTCGGTAAAAGTGTTTCTGACGTTCAAGGTACATATGACAGTTTGATGAACGCACAAGGGGCGGTTTTGGAAAATGCAAACAAAGCCTATATGACAGCCGGTATGTCTGCAAATGAATATATGGATACCGTTACAGGCTTTTCAGCATCATTAATATCGAGTCTGGGCGGCGATACAACGAAAGCCGCCGAATACGCAAATTCAGCATTGGTCGATATGTCGGATAATGCCAACAAAATGGGTACGGATATGGAATCAATAAAAAATGCGTATCAGGGATTTGCAAAACAGAATTATACTATGCTTGACAACTTGAAGTTGGGTTACGGCGGTACACAAGAGGAAATGAAACGACTTCTCAGTGACGCAGAAAAGCTTACGGGACAGAGGTACGACATTTCATCATTTGCCGATATTACACAGGCTATTCATGCAATCCAAACGCAAATGGACATAACGGGAACAACGGCAAAAGAGGCAAGCACGACAATAAGCGGATCGTGGGGGTCACTGAAAGCGGCGTTTGAAAATACTCTTGTCGGTTTGACAACAGGCGGAGAAATGTTTGATCAGAGTTTGGATGCACTGGTTGATTCGGCTAAGACGTTCGGGCAGAATGTTATACCGGCAATAACGGGTGCGTTAAGTGGCGTAGGTTCGTTAATTGAGAGTTTGGCTCCTGTAATTGTAGCAGAACTTCCGTCAATGGTATCCGATATACTTCCACACCTTGTTTCAGCCACAAAGAGTTTGGTTACCGGTTTAATCAGCCAATTACCTGCATTGGGAAAGGCTGTTTTAGATGCAATACCATCAATTTTTGACGGTATGACAGATGTAATCGGTGAAAGTTCTGTAGGAAAGCTAAAAGGGTCGTTTGAGGGACTGAAAAATACCATAACTGATACATTTTCAAACATTGGACCAATGCTTAAAGATTTCTGTGAGGGAGGTATATCAACATTCTGTGACGCATTATCTACGGCTATGGATTTAGCCAGTGGAGCTATATCGGTAATTGAGGCATTATCTCCGGTAATAGGAGCAGTTGCAGGGGCGATAATCACATACAAAGGTGCAGTTTTGTTGTGGAATGCAGCTGAAACGGCTAAAAATGTTGTTATGGGTATTTCAACAGCCGCACAATGGGCGTTAAATGTAGCTATGACAGCAAATCCGATTGGTATTGTCATTGTGGCTATCGGTGCATTGGTAGGGGCGTTTATTGTATTGTGGAATAAGTCCGAAGGATTCCGAAATTTTTGGATCAACCTATGGGAAAAAGTTAAAGCGATTGTTACAAGTGCATGGGAAGGAATAAAAGCCGGATTTGAAAAGATAAAAAACGGAATATCAGCAGTCAAAGAAAAAGTGTCTACAATGTGGAACGGAGTCAAAGAAAAAACGTCAGAATTATGGGGCGGTGTAAAAAATGCTGTATCGGAAAAACTGAACAACATAAAAAGTGCATATGACGCACACGGCGGAGGACTGAAAGGTGCTACATTTGCGGCAATAGAGGGTGTCAAGGAATACTACAGGACAGGCTATGACGCAATTAATCAATTAACAGGCGGTAAGCTCGGCGAGATTATCAATGCAGTCGGCGAGAAGATGGAAGTCGTAAAAAGTAAATTCGGTGAAGCATTTGGCAATGTGAAAAACACCGTAATGACTATTTTTGAAAACATAAAAAACGGCATTGTTGAAAAGATTACGGCGGCAGTTGACACAGTTAAAAATGTGTTCACTAAAATTTCTGATACTGTATCATCTGTATGGGACAAAATAAAAAGCCTGCTGAAAGCACCAAAGATTGTGCAGACAGGAACTGTTACGGTGATGGGGGTTGATACACCTATTCCAAAATTCGGATTGGATTGGAACGCCAAGGGCGGTATTATGACACGTCCAACTGCATTTGGATTTGCAAACGGCAAGATTCAAATGGGTGGCGAAGCAGGGGCTGAGGCGATACTTCCACTTTCGGCATTTTGGCGGAATTTGCAAGCATACACTGAAAACAGTCAAAAGAAAAGTCAGGGAAACAATGATATTAATATAAACGTCACCATTAATGCAGGAAATGCGAATGAAGAAGAAATGGCGGCACGATTTATAAATATAGTTGTACCTGAAATAAAACGACAGTATGCAATTTTATAAAAGGAGTGAGGGAAAATGTTAGATTTTTACCTAAGCGTAAATAACAGCGAGGAGGTAGTGCATATTCCTGTCACTCCTCCCTCTTTTTCTGTGACAAATTCACAGTCAACAGAAACATTTGAATCAGCCGGATATGGCTGGATTAAAATTATAGGAAATACCGAATTGCGAGGTGTTTCATGGGACGGAACATTTCCTGTCCATGACTATCCGTTCAGACGTGATGCGTCAATGGACGGTCAAGAATACTACGAAAAATTAAAATCGTGGCAAAAACGAAAATTGCCTGTTCGTTTAGTGATTACATCAACCGGTTTTGCAAACATCAGCATAAATATGGCTGTAGCCATAGAAAAATTAGATTTTGATGTTGGCACAACTGGCGATTTGGATTATTCGATTGAATTGGGCGAAGTAGAGCTGTTAAATGATACGGAGGATACAAATATGGCACAGTTAGATGATTTGGCGGCAAGAATGGACGCAGTCGAAAAACGGTTGGATTCATTGGAAAACGAAAAAATCTATAATTATATGGACGATAATATGCCCTCGTGGGCAAAGCCGACAATCCAAAAACTAATGGATAGGGGTTATCTGAACGGCACAGGTGATAACGAGCTGGGATTGACTATGGACATTATCAGAATGTGCGTGATGATAGATAATGCAAACGGTTTTGAGGGTTATACCGTTGACAGTATTCCTGATTGGGCTGCACCAACGATTGAAAAAATCAAGAAAAAGGGTTATTTGTCCGGTATTGATGATGACGATTTGGGGCTGACAAAGAATATGATTCGCATATTAGTTATTTTAGACAAGTCCGGAGCATTTGGTGATTAAATATGGCAAGTGGACAGGATTTAGTTAAAATTGCACAGGCTGAAAACGGCACAAAGGAAAACGGAACGAATAACGTCAAATATAATACATGGTTTTACGGACACGAAGTAGACGGAAGTAATTATCCTTGGTGTGCGGTATTTGTTTCGTGGTGTGCGGATAAATCAGGCATTACAACAGACATAATGCCTAAAACGGCAAGTGCCGGTTATTTTGCACATTATGCGAATCAGGGACATGGTGAGGTTTTCACCAATAAAAATCCCGAAGCAGGTGATTTGTTTTTAATAAATTACAATGGTTCGGATTGGGCGAATCATGTAGGTATAGTTGCATCGTGTGACGGTTCCAATATCACAACGATTGAAGGCAATTCATCCGATATGGTTCGATCCAGAACGTTATCAATGTCCGGATTGACGTTTGTTCATTTTAATTTGGATAGCAGTAGCGGAATGACTGCCGCTTGGACGGCGCGAGAAGTACCGAATATCGGCAGGGATTTAGCCACAAAAGCATATATGGCATATCAGTTATACACTGATAAATCATCAGGCGGATATAGCTATTTATGGGGCAGTAATTCGACAACTGCAAATGGTGGACTACGAAAATACAAAGAATTCTATTGTGTAGCAATGGGTTCGTACTACGGTCCGGACGGAACATTTATCAAAGTGGAATTTGATGACGGCAAGACGATTTATTGCGTAAAGGCTGACGAAAAAAAAGACAGTGAAACAGACAGCAAACATATGTATCACGACTATCCGTTTGATCGTAATGTATTGGAATTCATTATTGACAGAACAGTTGTGCGAAATAATGATGAATTTACATCAGCATTAAATGCTGCCGGTATAAACCGTTCAGCACGAATCAAGGCAATATGGACTTCGGACAGCGAACCAACCTACGGCGGTGCAGGAAGCACAACGGCAGAAAATGAAAAAGAATATCATTTTATTGATACAAACGAGAAAATTTCCATACATCCGACAATATTCAAACAAACACCAATGCAGTGTGACCGCCATAATGGCGGTTTAACGGTGTTATGCAACGATATTGATATATCGTCATATGTGGGGGATATATCGTGGCAAAATACCAAAGATACGCTTGCAACGCTATTCAATTTCAGTGTTCCAAAGGCAGGTGATATGAAGTACATCAATATGTACAAACCGCAAGAGGGCGATATTATTCGTTACAGTGGTGGTACACAAGAAGATTTTAGGGGTGTAATTATCGAAGTTGATGACGGCGATAATTACGTTAATAAATATGTTGCCGGTGATGTGGGACAGTATCTGAACAAAACCAGTGATACATATCAATTCACTGCAATGCGTGCTGACGATTGCATTAAAAAAATATGCGGTGATTTATGTATTCCTATTGTGATGATACCGGAATTACCGTTATTGATTACACAAATTTATGTGGACAAGGCGGTATCAGATGTTATTGCTGACATACTGACACTGTGCGGTGGTGTACATAATTTTGATTTTGTTCCTGACGGTATCAGAATTTATAATTGTGCGGATATGGTTGTAAATCCACAATTCAGAATATCGTCAAACACCGAATTGAAAGATTCGATAAAGTATATCGGAAACGTTGAGCATAAAACCAGCATCGAGGACAGAAAAACAAGCGTAAAAGTTATTTCGGATACAGATGTTTTAACAACGCTGAAAGATGAAAACAGTATTGCACAATTCGGTTTTTTGCAAGAAGTTATCAAAGTCGGTGAAAATGAAGACGCAAAGGAAGTGGCAAAAAACAAGTTGTCGGAGCTGAACAATACAAGCGAAACATATTCCGGTGAAATTATTGAAGAACTGAACAGCTATACCAGAGCCGGAAGCGTTATCGCTATCGGTGATGAAAAGTATTTGATAAATAGCAGTCAGCACAGTATAAAACAAGGTGTGCATTACAATAAATTAGATTTGGAGCGATTATGATATGAATAACGGATACACAGAATTGGCAAAAATGCTGAAAAATTTAAACAAGGGTGAAACCTATGGTCCTGTATTCGGCAGAATAACGCAATTACCGGATTTAATCATAACACGCAGTAACAATATACAACTGACAAAAAATCACGTTGTAAGCATTGTAAATCTGTATGAACGTGATGCCGAGGGAAGATATATTCACAACGGCAAGAAAGTTGTCCTGTTACCGTATAACAACGATAACAGTTATATTGTGTTGGGGGTGATTCAAGATGGCTGATTATGTTACGACAGAACCGGCATTTGATTTTGAACGTGGTGATTTTGTTATTATAAACGGTCGTCCGAAAATGGTTGTCGGTATGGATCGACTACGAAGTTGGATAGGCAAGGTACTGCGAACGCAAAAAGGACGGTACAAGATATATAACGGAACATCATATGGGACGAGAATTAAAGATACATTTGTAGGTAAAACATTCACGCATGACTATATGCTGTCTGAAATTCAGCGAGAAATTACTGAAAATTTAGAAAAAAACAAGGATATTGTCAGTGTGGACGGTTTTTCGGCAACAGTAGACGGAACACATTTGATAGTTGAATTTACTGTTACAACAGTGTACGGAACAACGGATTTAAAGGAGGCACTATAATGGCAGAAACAATAACATCTATAACGGAACGTCTTCTGGCAGAGGTGCCGGAACAATACGATACAACCGAGGGTACATACACATATGACATTGAAAAATCTGTTGCAGTCGAATTTGACAACGCATACGACCAATTAGAAACGGTACGAAAACAATCGCACGTTTCGACTGCAAGTGGCACATATTTAGAAAAATGTGTTGCCTGTTACGGACTGCAACGCAAAATTGCAACATATGCTACAGGATCGGTAACGGTTACAGGAACAACGGGAACGATATTGCCTGCCGGAAGTAAAGTGGCGGCAGGCAATGTTATGTTTACGATAAACGATACTGTAACTGTTGGTGAAGATGGCACTGTATCAGCACCGGTTATATGTGATACAGCCGGAACACAGGGGAATGTATTAGCCGGTTATATAAATCGTTTTCCTGTCACAATAAACGGATTGACTAAAGTAACAAACACACACGCCACAACAGGGGGCAGTGACGAAGAAACAGATGCAGAACTGCGTGAACGCTATAAAGAATATATTTCACGACCGATAACAAGTGGTAACAAATATCAATATATCACATGGGCAAAGTCTGTTCCGGGTGTTGGTGAAGCAAAGTGTATTCCATTATGGAATGGACCGGGAACGGTCAAAGTTGTAATTGTTGATGCTGATAACCAAGTAGCACCTATGGAGCTGATACAGAAAGTGCAAAAATTTATTGATGATGTCAAGCCGATCGGAGCAACGTTGACGGTTTCAACAGCAGAAGAAATTACAATCAATATATCGTGCAAAGTAGATATGTCAGCAGATGTTAAGAATGAAATAGAAAAAAGTATCACCAAATATCTATCAGATGTATCATTTACAAATGGCTATGTATCATATGCGAAAATAGGACAGGCTATTTTGGATGTGAATGGTGTCAATGACTATGCTGATTTGACGGTAAACGGTGGTAACAAAAATATTCCAATAGCTGACACGCAACTTGCAGTATTGGGGGTGTTGAAAATTGACTAACATTGAAAATCTGTTGCCGAAATACTATAAAAATTCAAAATATATGCACGGATTATTACATCCATGTGATGTTGAATTTGATAGATTGTATGATAAATTGGACAGAACATTGAAAAATCTATCG